TACATCAATATCAATATCTGTATTAGTAATCACTAATTTGTTCCTTTGCCCATTTTACCCAAAAATCATATGCATCTTGCATTTCTTGTGTATATTCACAATTTATTTTATTACATAAATCTTGCAAGTCAAGATTAAATATATCGTCAATCCAAATATCTGCAGGATAGATACAACGTCTATCTGGTTTTGCAATTTCTTTTGCCTTTATATAATCTTCATCTTTGGCACACTCTTTCCATCCCCACCAAAATGCACTTTGTAGTTTCCAAAATGGTATTTCGTCTTGTGTGAGATAATCAGCAAAGGTTGTATACATATATTCTCTATACACAGGATCATCTTGTTTATGGTCATGTATATGCATATCCATTGATTGTTTAATATCATCAATAGGACGATTTGCATATAATTTCCAATAATAGCTAAAGGTGTCTTCTGTAGTTTCTATACCAATTTTGTATGCACTGCTTTCCCATATTGGTTGATCCCATGCACCATAACTTATACCCCACACACCTCGACCTATGCTATTGTTTTTTATAATATCTTCCATTACATTAACATAAAAAGGATCATTGCATTCTTGTGCTTCTATAAAACTATGACTCCAATGCTCGTGATCATCACTATGATTGTCCCAAGGATCAACGTTAATCTCAGTTAAATCTTCTCTGTTAAGTGTAAAATTTTTAGTAACATATGTTGGGCTTTTTTCTAATACCCAACCTAGCGCACCGCAATCTGGTCCTGCACTACTATATATGTGAACATGCTGTTTCATAATCCCGCCTTTTGTAATATATCTTTTGCCCAACGTGTATCATCAGGATTAACATTCATTTTACGTTGCCAGAAATCTACATCTAAGTAGCCTGTAACCATTTTTAATTGCTCACTACTAAATGTATCTATCAAGTTTTGTGCGCTATTACTGTTGAACAACACCCACGGACTTATTTTACCGCTACAAATATGAAATGTTGCTAGATTGGGACTTATATCTTCAAAATATTTGTTGTATGCACTGTCGTTTTCCAATGCCCACTTTTCTAAAAAGATAATGGTGCGTTCAACTGCTCTGTCTGTGCTTTCAGTTTTCTGCCTATCTTTCATCCACTCTGTGAAGTGTTTGTCCCTAGCCCAATGATCTAGCCTTATTTGTTTACCTAAAAGATACTTAACATAGCCTTGAACATCATCAATGCCAATGTCCCTACAATAATACCCAAATTTACAAAAAGCAATGTAGTATTGACTTTTTGCAAATTCCTCATAGGTTTTATCTTTTTTACTGTTTGTACCAATTTGGTAAAATAATTGATAGGCTCTAAAACCAAGCTGAACATGCGGCTCCCCCTTTTGCATATGTCGGCGTTTTGGTTCGCAAAGATGAACAGCAAGAGTGCTTTCTTTCTTGTATTCTTTTTTGCAATACTCACATTTAAACATTATTTTAGTATATCTTTTATTTGCTTCTTGTCAAGCCCATATTCTTCAAATAGTTCTATGAAATCTTCTTTGCTACGAACGCCGATAAAAATATCTACCTCGTCGTCGTTGAGGTGTGGATAGTTTTCCTCTACCCATTTTTGCAGTTTATTTTTTTTACCTGCTTTCCCTGGAGCAATCCAAGGATGATATGTTGGCTTACCCAAGCCAACCAATTGTAGCAATTGCCACTGTAATTGTGGATGTTTGCGAATTTTATTAAAATGCACATTTACAACCTCGTTAGTCCATTCAAGATAATGCTCTTGAAACATTTTCTCTCCTGCACTACTGGTATATCGCATCAATAGCCACATACCGAGTTTGCCTTTTTCTTCTTCGGTAAGGCTGTCATACCAACGCCTGTCTTTAGCGTCAATAGCTCTCATTTCTTCTTTGATGTTTAGTTTACTCATTACCAAAATCCAAGTGTTCTTCCATTACCTGCTATAATAGCACAACATGTTACAATATGCAACACAATCCAGAATGTTCTAAATGCTAATGCTTTGTATACTTCGCCCATAGTGATAGGTAAGAATTCAGGCTTATCGTCATCCGTCATGCCAACTGGCATACCAACAGTTCTAGCCCAAGTTTTTAACCAACGTCTTTGTCCGCTCATTATCCACTCACATAGGGCTGATCTTTTGGCATTTTTGAATACCAAGTTTTTTGATCGTGTATACGACCAAGTAGATCTTGTATTTCGTTCATTTCTGCACGTAATTGTTCACTAGTAGCACCATTTGCAATAGCAAGTCCTCTACGACCTGCTTTTGCTCTCAGCGCATGTTCAATAATTTCAATATCTCTTACACTTAGTTTAAATGTTGTATTTGCTTTTACCATAGTTCACTGATATCCAATACTTCAGGTAATTTATTTGCATCTTTTACAAAAAGAACACATGGTGGATTTTCGCCATCGTGTAATGGTATACATAGCAAATGACCAAATTTAAGTTTAGGAGCATACCATTTTACATCAGTATAAATGTTAACAATACTTACATCTACATATTCTGGTGTATAGCCTGTAATAGGATTAAATGCAAAAGCATGAAATCCTCTATCATTTAGGCTCATCAAACTTACTACTTCTGGATCACCTACCATTGGATCACAAATAACCATACTCCAATCAAGAGGCATATTAATTGTATAATCTTTAATTTTAATCACTGCCGCTGGTGCATAGAAACTTTCTAAAAAGACAAGCGGAATAAAATAATAATCGATATAACTTGGATTACTGTAATCTAAAATACCATATCTTAAATCTTCTACTGTATCTGGAACTTCATCTAAATCATATGTTTGGTTTTCAACTGTTAATATTTTCATTTAATAATCGACTTTTTCAATTGTAAAGGGGTAATTAGCCTCTTTGTAGAATTTTTTACGTTCAGTCAAATGTCTTTTGCTAAACTTAGCAGTGCTAGTAATATCCCAAATTTGCACAAAGTCTTTGTCTTTTGCTTTGCGCACACCTCGTCCTATAGATTGAATAACACGGACGAAACTTTTACCAGGCTCAATGAGAACAAGATTAAAAATACGAGGAATGTTAATACCGACAGCCGCAACTCCATAGGTTGCCACCACCACGTGATTCGTTCCTTCATTGATTTCTTCATAAGCGTCTTTCCTATCTGTTGTTTTCATTTCGCCACTTACAAACTCAGCCTCGGGAATACGTTCACATATCATTTGTCCGCATTTAATGCGATCAACTAATACAAGTGTGTTACCACTTTTAGAAATATTCTTTACAAGTTCTGAGATATAATCCATTCTATACTTGTCTGTAGTCAAGTATGTTAGTTCGCTTTGATAATTACTATACTCTGCATGCTCTTTCATTTGCACAACATTGACATGACATTGTGATAATACTTCCATGTCTTGTAATTCGCTAGCACTTAGCTTATTTACCACCTCTCCTAAGCAGGCTTGCAAACTAGCTTTCTCATGGTCAGCTTTAGGTATTGTGCCTGTTAGTCCCCAACGAAGTGGAATATGTGCAAAATCTTTAGTCAGTAGTTCTTTGAGCACTTCCGCTTTGGCTTGATGAACTTCGTCTACAATAACACATGTAACATCTTCTGCGAATTCTTGTATACTAAGTTCACTTTCACCTTCGCGGAAGCGTTTTTTGATACTGTTAAGACTTTGCCAAGTGCAAATTGTATGCATTTTACCCAAGTCTTTTTTGTCACCATAATACACACCAACATCTAAACCTAAGTTTACATAGTCATCATGTGTTTGTCTAACTAGATCTTTGTTTGGCACAATAACAATACTGCGCCCATACTTTTCAACTTGCGCACTCAATGCAGCAGTTACGAGTGTTTTGCCAGCGCCAGTTGCAATCTCCTGCAAACACTGCGGAGTTTCTAAAAACTTATTAACTATCTCAATTTGATAGTCTCGCAGTGTAACTGGTTGTCCTTCTACAGGGTGACCCACTGGCCATACTTTATGTTGAAAAGTTGTTTGATCAACAGCATCAAACTCAAAGTTGTTATGCTTGCGATTATCTTCAATTTCAATCTGATATCCATCTGCCATAATAATTGGCAAAATTCTATCAAGCAAATTAATGTAACTTACTCCACCAATAGTAAAGTAGCTTTGACATCCATCCCAACGGCCCAATTTATATGCCGGAACGTGACGTGCATAAGGCAAGAAAAACTTTAGCTCTTTTTCACACTTCTTACGTGTGTCCAAGTCTAGTCCTTCAATCTTACAATTTACTTCATCTTTTAAAATAATCTTACAAGTCATACACTTAATATACTATAGTTGATGTTTGATGTCAATAAAAAAGCCCCTTTCGGGGCCTTTTTGCTTATTTTGTTGCGTTAGCCTCGAACCATACAAGTGCATTCTGCCATTCGCTTCCAACGTTCGCTCATTGACTTTTTCAAGTCTGCCAGCTTAGTCACCATACGCAAGCTAATCTCACGCATACGATCTTTATTCTCAAACATAAAGTCAATAACTTCTGCTTGTTCTTCTTTGCTGAAGCCGTATTCGTTAAGCATACCGTCTGCAACAATCTGCTTACAGCGTAGCATTTTCTCACGTGTAGTATCCAATGTCAAGTCAAGATAGTGACAACGTGACATAATAGCATCCAAGTGATCTTTCATTTTACCACGCACCTTGTCAAACTTGAGATTTGTAATAAAGATTACACTACCTTTAAACTCAAATGTATCTGGGATACCTTCACGGCGCAGTAGCGCACTGTCTGTGTTCCAAGAGATCTTACGCTTCTTGCTTGAGTCTAGTGCAGCTTTAAGCAAGTTCAAACTTGTCTCGTCATACAGCACAGTATCACAGTCATCTAGCACTAGCACGTTGCCTTTGTCTGCATAATTGTAAAGCAGTTTGTAAAGACCAATTGCACTAGCGGCACCCTTTTCAATACCAAAGCGCAGTTTTTTACCTGCAATTTTGTCAAACAAGTTGTTTTTCTCAAGAACAAGTTCAACACCAAAACTTTTACCAACACCCGGAGGTCCTGTAACAACCATACCTCGCACAACACCGTCAATTGACGCTTGTGTCATATCTTCTAGGATCTGAAAACGCTCGCGTGTTCGTTCAATGATTTGCTCATCAGTTTCGTTAGGGTTATCTACTGCATCATTTACAACACTAATAAGTGTTTCTGCTTTCGCAGGACGTCCACGCTTTTTTGTTGTTTTTAGTGCCATTGCTTTTGTCATCTAAAGTCTCCTAACTTTCTTAACTTACTCTTACACTTTACAGTAAGACATCTTACCTGTCAACCATTATTTTGAGATATTTGTGATTTTTACACGATTTAGCATTGTTTCTTTTGCGCCACTATAACGACTATTTTCGTGCTTGTTTACTGTTCCACGGATGCTGATTGTTTTGCCAGTGATAATATCACTTACATCTGGCTGATCTCTCCACCAAAACTTAATAATATCTTTACCAGCATATACACCTGTAATCATATACACATTGCTTGTTTGAATATACTTTACATCAAGTATTTCTACATTGATATCATAGCGACTGTTTTTTTCACCAAAGAACTGGCTACTGTGTTTGAGTTGATTCATGCGATCTGTTACAGCTTCACGCTTCTTATCAATTGCAATACTGTGTGGAAGGCTTGCAATAATACTAACCGCAAAGTTGTTCGGCGTATCACCAAGAGCTTTAACAACATTTGCTTCAAAGTTGTTAAGTTGACCTGTTAGTTTTTTCAGCATCATTTTACCATTGATACTATCAGCAAGTTCATTTGCTTCTTTGATTTCTTCATCAGTAAATTTGTGTCCACTGGTAAGCATTGCGGAAATCATGCTTTTATTGTCTTTGACTTCTCGGATTACATTACCTTCATCATCATATTCAAAATGACCATATCCACTTTTTACAAAGCCTTGGTCATTATAAACAATAATACTAGCCGCAACAATATCAATTGTGCTACAATCTTGTATTTTCATAGCTCGCTCCTAAGCCCAACTTACTTTACTACTATAATGTAAGAAGTCTTACTTGTCAAGTGTTTTCTTAAAAAATTTTTTGATGTCTATTATAATACACACAGATATCCAACCTTGTAGTATCAGTATGTATTCTTCCAAAAGTAAATTTTTGGGTTCAAAATAATCAATAATGTTGCCGATGCCAGCGGCCCATGCTAGCATTATAAACCAACTGCCAAATGGTGCCATTATGTATTTTATCATAATGAAATGTCTTCTAGTCCCGCTGCACGTAGTTTTACAATATTATTAATCTGAAATTGTTTTGCTTCTAATGCTTTAATCACTCCAATAAACTTATTACGAACTAGACTAAAATCATTGATAACGTATTGGAGGTTTACAACATCATCTTCACCATCTACAAACTTTTCTGCATCACGGCTCGACAATGCTCTGTTGTAATTTTCTAAATATTTACGGAAAATTTTACTGCGTAATTTACGCATTTCTGTATTTAAATATTCAAGTATTGCTTCTACTTCTTGTAACTGATTGAAACGATGCTCAACAATACCAGGCATGTCTCGGCTTTGATTTTCCAAGTTGCCTTTCATACCACATTCGTATTTTGCTTGATCAATTTCTTGCTCAAAGTGGGAGATAGCCGAAACTATCTCCCCCATGTTAGCAGTTACTTTGCTATACCAAACACTCATCTATTCCCAGTCCTCGTAGTCGTCCTCATTGAAATCTTCAAAAAGGTCTTCGTCTTCTTCTTCCTGTTCAAAATGTGCGTCAATAGCTTCACTGAGATATTCACAATGATCTGAGATTTCTTTGATATAATGCTTCAGTTCGATGCCATGTTCCAACATAACTTCGATTACACTTTCTGCATAAAGTGATTTTTCCTTTTCAGGTAGAAGTTCAATGGCTGAATCATACATACCAAATACAAACTCAAAATCACCATCACTGAGAATCATATACTGCCTCCTCTAACTCAGCTTGTGCAATTTGCTCTTCGCCCATTGCGTCCTGAATGTCTTCAGGTTGTTTGTCCCATTCTTCCATCATAAGATCGAGACAGCCGTTTTCGTTACGATCCCATACTTTGCGGAACTGTGTGATAACTTCACCTGTTACAGGACTTGTATATTCAAGTCGTGTACCAGACTTCTTCAATGCACCTTTTGCTTCAAAGAATTCAGTTAGTCCGCTGTATGGACTCATACCTGTTTCCTAAGGAATTTCAACTTGCACACTTTCAAATGGTTTTGCATAGCGTGTTTTCATTACCTTACATGCGGCACGGATACCATGCACTTGTGATGTTTTATTACCATCTGCATCCACTTTCAGCTTCAGCTTACGCATTGCAATAACAATTGAACTTGCGTAAATAAAACCTTGTCCGCCTGAGATCTTGTCATCCGGATCAAACATGTCTTGTGAAGCGTATGTGTGGTTTGTGCAAAGCATGCCTACATTGTATTCACCAAACATGTTTACAGTGTTACGAACAAGTGCGGTCAGTGCTTTGGGCTTACGACCCATATCACCTTTCATATCACCTTTGTTAAACTGGTCAACATCTGTTGGTGTAAGTAGCATACCCAATGAATCAACTACAAACAATACTTTGGGACGATCTTCTGGATCTTTTTCAGCATATTCTGCTTTGTAATCCTTCATAAAGTCGCTTACTGTTTTTGCTACATCATCAATCATTGACATGTTTAGCTTGAGTAGTTTTTCTTCACTAGTATCAACATCTAGTGCATGTAGCCATTTTTCATCAAGTGCATTTTCACTGTCAATTAGAACTACAAAAATGCCTTGCTCTTGTGCAGCTTTTACAATATTACCACTTGCAATATATGATTTGCCTGCACCAGACTCTCCGGCTAGCACTGTTACTTTTCCAAGAGGCACACCCTTGTTAAAGTCATTACTAATTAATTTATTGAGCGTATAATTTCCTGTGCTAATCCATGTATCTGGATCATTAAAGCCCACACTAAGTCCAGGAACGGACTTAGTGATGCTTTTGCGGAATTTGCTCACGTCAAATGGTTTTGCCATTTGCAATCTCCTATACTATAAAATTATTCGCTCTTGCGTGAACGAATTGCTGCAAGAATATCTTGTGCGCTTGGTTGTTCTTCGCCGCCTGCTGTAGCCATTGCTGGCTCAGGCTGTGGTGCTGGCTGAGGTGCTGGCTGAGGTGCTGGAGCAGGGTCAGTTGCAATAGTTGGTTCTGCTACAGGAGCAGGAGTTGGCGTTGGCGCAGGAGCTGGTGTGCTAGTTCCTGCTGGTGCATCAACACCATAAGGACGATAGTATGCACCAAAACGCTCTACGTCATACATTTGACCATCTACGCTTGCTTCAAACATCTCAAAGATAGCGTTAATCTCTTCTGCATTTGGCTTCTTAGGAAGGAAGTCATTTAGATTAAACAGTCCGTTAGATGCAATAGCATCACGCTCTGCTTGATCAAGACTACGCTCTCTACGAGCCCAATTAGAAGTTGAATAATCAGCATATTGACCTTTTGTAGATTTTACAATCTTAAAGTCAGTGCCAGCTTCATAGTCAGTAGGGATCTCTTGAAACTCAGGATCCATAAGTGCGCTAGAAATAATTTTATAAATCTGCGGAGAGATTACAAAGCGTCGAATAGGATTCTCTGGAACTGAATCTTCTTGATATTCGCTCTGTGTTACAAAGCCTTGGAAGATATATGAACGCTTCTTCCAATACTTACGGCCCATGTCTTCCATAGCCGGATCTTTAAACCAAGGACGAATTTCTGCATGCACAGGGCATTGTTCACCCCACATTTCTACACAAGGAACCTGAACAGTAACTTGCTTAGTTTCGTCTTGGCCTTTTACACCAGGAAAGCTCAGACGGATCATTTGACGCTCTTTCCAAAAGAACGTGTTAGTATCGTCTGCGTCTGGTAGGAATCTTAGTGTTGCACTTGTACCTTCTGGAATGTTCCAGTGTGCAAAGATAGCGTTATCGCCGCCACCTGTTGATTGATTGCGAGTATTACCCGCTTCTTGTGCTTGCAATTTAGCACGAATTTCTGCCAAAGTAGCCATAATGTTTCTCCTATATTAGCCTTTGTTAGTTTTTGCCTAGTGTAACCTATTGATTACGTTTGCCTTTATTTGCCATTACAGTGTATATTTTATTTGCTCAACTGTCAAGCAAATTTTGAAAAATTTAACTAATTTTTCTACGTAGGTTTGTAGTTGCTGATTCAACAATGTTTTCGCCTACTGATTCTTGTTTAGCAGTTTTACCTGCATGGTTAACAAGATAATTTACCATCTTTACAACTGCCGTAAGTTGATCTTTTGGTAGATCGTGAACTGCACTTGACAGATGTGCAAGATGATTAAATGCTTCGTCATTCATAGTTGACTTCGCTAAGAAAGATAGCATTGAACTCAGTTTTGCCATTGCGCCTTGCGGACCTGCATATTTACTCTGATCTTCATTGTTTGGATGCTCTGGGTCGTTTGCATCAATTTTCATTTTAAAATCTGCGCCTGATTTGATCAAATTGTAAAGTGCAACAACTTTTTCTTTGTTCATGTCTGCCATGCTATCTCTCTCTTTAACGATACGTGCAACTGTAGAAAGCACTGAGTCCATATCAGCATTTTCAAATGTATTATATAAGAATTTGCCAGATACGTCAACCTGATTTTCATCTTCTACAATTGCAGAAACCTCATATGCGTTATAACCTCTTGAAGTCTGCAGACTGCGTATTGTATTCTTCATTTCTTGTAGTTTGCCACGAACTGCTTCAACAACATTTTCGTTGCCTTCGTTAACCAGTTTGTTTGTTCTCACATGTCTTAAGAACTGGTTGCATTCTACAATATCTTTACATGTATTAAGGATAGATTCACCAATTACGTCATATGGTGTGCCACCCATGCTTACATGCTTTGCCATAGCTTTTGCACCTTGTAGGTATCTGTGTGGAAACGCAAAACGCTCGCCTGCTGCATTTTCAATGAACAGCGATTTAATATTGCGTGAACGTGCTCCACGTATTTCTTCGTTCACCCCCTTAGAGTGTTTGATAACAATTCTTGCCTCAGGCAAGTTGATATAGCTGGTTTTGATTGTACCGTGTGCTTTACTATAGCCTTCTGCCACAACATCGTGCGCGAAATCTTTTGGAGCTATTTTTTTGCTAAATTTTCTAATGTTATATTCTGACATGTGATTATGTGCAACTTGTTTGATTTGCTCTAACATCTTTTTATGTTCTTTGTAGTTAAAATCTGTGCCAACTTGCACAACAACTTCTGCACTATTATCTTCGTTCATACGAATTGTCACAAGCATATCATCTTCATACGCATATAGACGTGCTGCCGTGTCTTGTTCTAGTGTTTTTTGTCCATTTGTATCAAACAAACGAAGTTTTAGATTTGCACCTTTTAGAATATTAAAAAGTTCTTCTGCTAGAGTCATAGTGTTGCTCCTTTATACTATTTATCAATGTGGACGTCACAATTCTCTCTACACACCTTCCATGATGCATCTTTTACTGCTTCGTCCAATGTTTTATTGTAATAATTGCTATCTAAAATTTCACGTAAACTTTGATGTTTAAGATTAAATTTATCAAACCCAATTTCCTTAACAATTCTTACATCATCATTAAAATCATAAAACCTATTGCAACTAATATGACAACACGGCCATACATTATGCCATGGATCAATTTGAACTTCTCCTTCGTTATACCAAGGACATTTCGTATCTTTTGTTTCAACTTGTTCGTATGGCAAAAGTTTTGAAATAGGTTCTACATCATTAACCATTACATCATAATCCTGTTTTTCCCATGCACTAGTTACTGCATAATTTTCTGTATCTGTTTTAACAGGCATATAACTTTTAAAACTTCTGCGTATTTGTACCTCAAAGCAACCTAAGTCTTTGCCAAGTTGAATTATATCATCTATTTGATGTTGATTATGATCAAACACTGTAAAAACAATATTTGCAATTCCATTTCCTTTTACAAATGCTTGTATGTTTTCAATCACTTTGTTATATCTTACATTACGTCTATGTATATGATTTGTATCTTCTAATCCATCTAGTGCAAATACCACATTATGGCTAGCTGATGCACTCATTATATGGCCTAGTTTTTCCCACCATTGTGTTGTTTGCATTCCGCCATTGGTTGCAATAAAAATTGATGTTCTTGGATGATGTAAAATAAATTTTTCCATCATTTGAGGTAATTGTGGATGCATACCAGCATCGCCCCAATTACCATTAAGTCTCAAAGATTCTAATTCTATACCGTTGATATCATGTTCTACTAGTCTATTCCATATGTCAACATCAAAATGGTTCAACGATAAAAAGTCTTTTGTATCGCCACCTTGCTTGTTTCTTGCACAACCAGGACATTTTGCATTACAATAACTTGAAATATCAACTTGTAATTTACGTATTATTTTATGCCATTCCATTACAGTAAACTAAATGGCATAGGTTCCATGCCATCATCATCCTCAAAATCGTCTTGTAAATAATCAAATGCAGCTTCTTCGTATCTGCTTACTTCCATACTCATACGCACCACAAGTGCAAGCGACATAACCAAGTCATCTGTTTCGCCATCTTTGGCAGCATAACTGTTGCCTCTACTGATAAATGTTTTTAATTCACGTAATAAGTTTTTACTTGCTATTTCTAGTTTTTCTGTTTCTACCCAGTGTTTTAACTTTGAACATGCAGTAATTTTTGATTTGTGTGTTGTAGTAAATCCACGTCTGTAACGTCTAGCATTGCCATGTGATTTTGATTCTGTTAAGAATGTTCCAGGAATAGTTTCTTCACCTTGTTCTTCAATAACAATTAATGCTGCTTCACCCAATGTGTTGTTTTCAACGCTGTAGTAAATTTCACTTTCACCTTCTGTTTCAGTTTCAATGTATTGTGCTATTTCACGCAACACTTTGATTTGTCCTTGCACTGTTGTTCTATTGTGCATCCATTCTGCAACCTGTTTCATGCCGGGCATTTGATACACTTGAATAGCACTGTTGTCTCCGCCTGTGCCCAAGCTAGGATCAAGTCCAATCATATACACGTGATTCTTTGTGATAGGTCTATACCAACGAACTTGTCCCATTTGTGCATAAGGATCACGTGCTTCCATATTACTTAATTTAATACTATCGAT